AAAATTGCCTTGCTGACATTGCCCTTATACCAAGGTCGGAACACATTGTCAAGAGGCTTTTTCATATATAAAAAAAGTTTTATTTTTTGATAAAAGGTGTTGACAGGGTAATCATTCCCTCATATAAGGGGGCATCAACCACAGGGGCAGCGCCCCGCCAAATAAGGAAACGAACACAATGAAAAGCGCATATAAAATTTGGAGCCGCCCTGCTGGATTTACAGTTGAAAGCATTGACGGCCTTGCATCACTTTACATTTCCAAACCATTTGCTTGCAAAGACGAAGCGCGTAAACATCGCGCCGAAAAAAACCAAGAGCATAAAGCTTAATTCAACCAGAGGCCAAGCCTCGCCAATACGGAGAACTCACATGATTAAGTTTCAACCTAACACGACATACTCGACCCGCAGCATTTGCGATTACGACACGATTATCAGTGTTCGTATCGCCAAGCGCACTGAAAAGACTGTCACTGATACGGAGGGCAAACGTTACGGCATCAAGGTATGGGATGGCGTTGAGCAAATTATGCCTTGGGGCCGTTTTTCGATGGCTCCAATTATAAGCGCAGATAAAGGGGTTGCAGCATGATTATCCCAATCCTGAACATAAACGGCTCGAGCGCCGATGACCTTATCAACCCGCGCTTGGATGCCATTGCCCACTTAAAAAAATCAATCGAAGCCCTGCTGAAAGTGATACCAAACGGCAGGGATTACAGCGACAGTGCTTTATGTAACATTGACCGCAATGAGCATTATGACCGCATCCAAAACATCCATGATATTTGGAATGAAATTTACAACGAAACAATCGCCATTAAACAGCAGGAGCGCAAAGCATGACGCCACGCGAAAGAAACCTGACCATCATTGACCACATTGCATCTGAATATGGATATGACAGGCACGACATAATCGGAAAGCGAAGGTTTAAGGTGCTGGTCGAAATACGATGTGAATGCATTAAGTTTTTTCGTGAACAAGGCTACAGCACGCCAGAAATAGGTCGTATAATGCGCCGTGACCATAGCACCGTGCTGCACGCATTAAAGAAGATGGAAAAGGCAGAAGCAGAGAAATGATAATCACGGCACAAGACGTAAAAGACGCAAAGAAAAAGCTTGGCTGGAGCGTTGGCGAAATAGCTGACGCGCTTCGTTTAAGCGAAACATCAGGAAGCACGACTGTTCGCGCTTGGATGAGCGGCAAAAGGGACATCAGTGGCCCTGCTGCTGTGGCACTGGAAGCCATCGTTGACGGGTATCGCCCTGAACATTTGGATTTTGAGTTTGATGACGATGATGAAATTGACAGCGACGGATTTTATGACTGACCTGATACGCCACAGGAAAAGCGGCAGCAAAGACAAAGCCGCATTGCTGACCAAGTGGCGGAAGCATCAATGGTCGAATGATGAAATCCGCCAATGGGCAAACTGGCAGTGGAAAGAGTTTGTCGAATAATTATGCGGCAGTTGCCAAAATGCAAACGGAAGTATAACTAGGGGCAATGAGCAACCCCAAAATTGAACAGCGCCTTGTCGCTGACTTAATCCCATATGCGGCAAATAGCCGCACCCACAGCGATGCACAGGTGGCGCATATAGCCGCAAGCATCAAAGAATTTGGTTGGACAAACCCGATTTTGATTGATGGCAACGACACCATCATTGCTGGCCATGCAAGGACATTGGCTGCAAAAAAACTGGGCATGGTTGAAGTGCCTGTAATACTTCTTGACCATTTGAATGAGGCGCAACGGAAAGCCTTGGTCATTGCGGACAATCAACTTGCTTTGACCGCTGATTGGGATGACGATTTGCTGCAATCGGAATTGGAAGCGTTGCTCGAACTTGACTTCGACATTTCGCTGCTTGGCTGGGGCGATGATATTCCGACCTTTGCCAAAGAGCCTGATTATTCGGCGCTGGATGATTTGGATGACCCGACCGCTGATTTGGCCAGCGGTGTTATGAAAGCAATCCAGATTGAGTTTCAGGCTGAAGATTATCAAAGGGCAAAAGACCTGGTCGATGCTGCCCGAAAGCGCGGCGAGTATGTCGGCTTAAAATTGATTGAGGCTTTGTCAGCATGAAGATTGTCACCTTAATCCCAATTCAGCGCACCATCGGGATAGGCGCACAGCCCGAAGGTTTAGAACCAAACATAACCGAAAGCTGCATACTGGTAGACCCAGATGGAACGGAAGTTGGTTTGTATCTGCGGAACCTTCCAGACGATTTGCAAAATCTGGTCAACATAGCCGACGCCGAAATTCAAACCAACCGTGTGCCCAAATCAGATATGCGCCGTTCATCTGGTTTGCGTAACGCTGAAGCGGAAGTGAAGCAATACAGCACCATCCTTGGTTCATGCCCACCAAAGCCACATATGCGTCGGCCATATGCCTCGCGCTCATCTGTTCATGGCGTGAAATCAGCGCAAACTTTCGCCAAGGCAATGAACGCCAGTGGCATCAAAGCATTTGAACTGGTGGAGCAATACATCCCAAGCGTTGCAAAGACGCATCTGGAGCAAGTGGCGCAAAAAATACCTGAAGAATGGCGCTTCGCAAAACATTTCAGCTCCACGATTAGCAACTGCAACATTTCTGCGCCAATCCATCAAGACCATGCCAACGTGAAGGGTGCAATCAACATCATCATAACCAAGCGCCGGAATAGCACTGGCGGCAATCTGCACGTCCCAGATTACGGGGCCACGTTTGACCAGACGGACAATTCGATGTTAGTTTATCCAGCTTGGCGCAATATGCACGGCGTCACGCCAATCATCCCGACCCATCCAAACGGGTATCGCAATTCCCATGTCTGGTATGCACTAAAATCTTTTGCGAATTTGTAGGATATGGACAAAGCAATGACGGACGCCAAACTTACCGCAAAGCAAGAAGCTTTCGCCCAAGGCATAGCCGACGGCTTAGGCCAAGCAGAAGCATATCGCAGCGCATATGACGCTGGGAACATGAAGGATGAAACTGTTTACCCCAATGCTTCACGGCTAATGAGCAATAGCAAGGTGGCAGCAAGGGTCGCAGAATTGAAAGCACAGGTTGTCGAAAAGCAACTATGGACACGCGAAATGTCCGTTAAGGGCTTGATGAGTGCATACCGCATCGCTTTGGAAGCCAAGGCATCGACGGGCATGACGGCAGCGGTCAAAGAATTAAACATCATGCACGGCTATAACGAACCGACCAAGCTGGCAGTGAATATGACCTTTAAGCCCATCACGGACGAAGATTGGCTTTGACCTTTACCCCAAGCCAGCGCGAATTCGTATATAGCCAAGAGCCATTCCCTGCCTTTGTTGGAGGCTTTGGCTCCGGCAAGACGGCTGCTGGCATTGCACGCATTATGCGCCTGAAGCGATACTGCCCGTATCAGGATGTGGCGTATTATCTGCCGACCTATCCGCTGATTGAGGATATTGCTTTTCAACGTTTCCCCGCTTTATTTGAAAAGAACGGCATTCCATTCAAGTTAAATCAACAAAAGGCGGTGATGGAAACGGAACTGGGCCGCATCATCTTTCGCAACATGGAGCAGCCTGACCGCATTGTCGGTTACGAAGTGGCACACAGCCATGTGGATGAACTTGATACACTGCCCACCGACAAAGCCCGTGCCGTCTGGAACAAAATCATTGCCCGTAATCGCCAAAAGGCATTCACGGTATCTGGTAAGCCTGTAAAGAACACGGTGAGCGTCGGCACAACGCCTGAAGGCTTCCGCTTCGTATATGACCGCTGGGTGAAGAACTCCGCTGAAGGTTACGCGCTGTATAAGGCTAAAACATCCGACAACGCTGCCAACCTTCCTGAAGACTATATCCGCAACCTACAGAACAGCTATTCGTCCAGCCTTTTAGCCGCATATCTGGACGGCGAATTTGTCAACCTGACGGCTGGCAGCATATATCCAGAGTTTGACCGCAAACTGAATATCACCTTTGCGACCATCCAAGAGCGCGAACCGCTGCACATCGGTGTTGACTTCAACGTCAACAATATGAGCGCCGTCGTGTGCGTAATACGGAACAATGACCCGCTGGCACTGGATGAATTGTCGGGTGTGCGCGATACGCCAACCCTGATACGCATATTGCAGGAGCGATTTGCTGGGCATCAGATAACGGTTTACCCAGACGCATCTGGCGGCGCGACCAAAAGCATCAACGCCAGCCTGTCGGATTTGACGCTGCTGCGCTCTGCTGGCTTCACGGTGTTGGCAAATAGCAAAAACCCCGCCGTCAAAGACAGGGTGATGGCGATGAACCAGATGATTTACAGCCAAGGCAAGCGACGGCTGTTGGTCAACCCTGACAAATGCCCCAACGTCATTGAGGGCTTGGAGCGGCAAGCATACGCCAAAAATGGGGAGCCAGATAAATCAAACGGCTTTGACCACCTGAATGATGCTATCGGCTATTTTATTGCATATAAATATGCTATCGGTAGAGGAACGGTATCCTTTGCTCAAATTTCTGGGGTGTAAATGTCTGTCTCCAACACCAACACCGAATATGACGCCAACCGCTTTAAGTGGAAGCGTTGCCGCGATGTCATCGCTGGTCGGGATGCTCTTATCCAGAACTACGTCAGCAACACGCGCTACACTGGAAGCCTTTACAACCCGTCATTCGACACAAACAACTATCTGCCACGGCTGGCAGGCCAGACAGATGTTGAATATGTGACGTATCAGGAACGGGCTGGCTTTTTCAACGCAAGCGCACGGACGCTTGACGCCTTCACTGGCATGATATTTGCCAAAGACCCTGTTTACAAGCTGCCCACCGCCATTGAGCCATACGCTGACGACATCACGCTTGCTGGCGACAATCTGCGCGAATTTAGCGAACAGGTTGTGGAGCAACAGATTGCTGTGGGTCGCGTCGGCATCATGGTCGATTATCCAGCCAATGCGCCAACGGACATCACGATTGCCGCAGCGGAAGCGTTAAACATCCGCCCATTCTTGCGTTATTACACTGCCGAAAGCATCATCAACTGGCGCACCAGCTACGTTAATGGCGCACAGGTTCTGACGCTTGTGGTGCTGAAAGAAACTGTCGATGTGCAGGAAAACGAATTTACCACCAATCAGGTGGTGCAGTATCGTGTCCTTGACCTGACGGAGCAAGGTTATCGTGTGCGTGTCATGACCGACGATAACGAACTGATTAGCGAAATGTTCCCGATACAGAACGGTGGCACGTTGCGTTACATCCCGTTCGTCATCCTTGGTGCAAACAGCGCAACGCCAACGGTGCAGAAGCCACCATTGCTTGACCTGATTGACACAAACCTTGGTCACTATCGCAACAGCGCCGATTATGAGCATGGATTGCACTTCACTGGATTGCCAACCCCATATGTTGCGGGTGTGCAGTTACCAGAAGGCGCAACGCTTGCCGTCGGTTCAATGAGCGCATGGGTATTCCCTGACCCAGCCGCCAACGCTGGCTATCTTGAATTTAAGGGCGATGGCCTGAAGACACTGCGCGAAGCCCTGAAGGATAAAGAACAGCGCATGGCTGTGCTTGGCGCACGGATGCTTGCCGACGATAAGCGCACGGCTGAAGCCTTTGGAACGGTCGAATTAAAGACCGCTGGCGAACGCTCTGTGCTTGCGTCAATCAGTCGCTCCGCATCGGACGCCATCACCCGCGCATTGAACTGGATGGCCGAATGGGTTGGCGCACCGCAGGACGTAGAATTTAGCTTGAACACGGACTTCGGCGCAGCACGGATGGCCCCGCAGATGGTAACTGCATTGCTTGGCGCATATCAAAACGATGCAATGCCGCTTTCGGTTCTGTTTGAGAATTTCCAGCGTGGCGAACTTATTTCGCCTGACATGGAATTTGAAGAATACGAAGCGCAGTTGGAAGATGCTGGCCCAAGCTTCGATGAGCAAATCCCAGATGTATCTGATGTGTCTGATGAGGTGACGCCCGACAATAGCTTGCTCGACAACATCCGCAGCCGTTTGGGTCTTTAGGCCGTGGCGGTCAGTGAGGAAATCATTACCTCACTTGTGGAGGCCGTTGCTGCGTTAAATCAACGCACGAACGATGCATTGTCGCGCACGATGGTCGCAGGGCCACAAGGTGAAGCTGGCCCACAAGGGGAAAAAGGCGAAGATGCACCTGCTGTTACGGACGAACAAATCAAAGCTGCTGCTGTTGCTTGGCTACAGGACAACATATCGCAGCCAGCCGACGGCATTGACGGACAGGACGGACAGCAAGGCCCAGAAGGTCGCCCACCCACGGATGAGGAGATACAGCTTGCCGTTGATGTCTGGTTTGAAGTCAACCGCACTTCACTTATTGGCCCTGCTGGAAGCGATGGTCGTGATGGTGCTGATGGTCGTGATGGCAGGGATGGTGTTGATGGCCGCAACGGTGCTGCTGGCCCTGCTGGTTCCGACGGCGTTGGCGTGGCACTGGTGGAGCAACGTGACGATACGTCTTTCTTCATAACACTGACGGATGGGCAAGAGTTTCAGATTGAACTGCCCAAGCCCAAGGTAAGCGGGTTTTATGGCGGGGGTGGTGGAGGCGCTGGTGCAACATCGCTGGCTGATTTGACGGATGTTTCGATAACAGATATTTCCGACTTCGACGTTTTGCAGTATAACGCCGAAACAGGATTTTGGATAAATACCGCTGGTGTTTTTGACGGCGGCACATATTAACAGATAAACCCGCTATATAGCACAAGGGGAACGCCACATGGCACTGATGAAATTCAAACGCAGCGCGGTTCCTGCCAAGGTTCCAAGCATTGTTGACCTTGCTCTGGGTGAGCTTGCTATCAACACCTATGACGGCAAGCTGTTCCTGAAGAAAAACGACGGCACGGAAAGCATCGTCGAAATCGGTTCAGGTGGCGGCGGTGGCGGCACTGTCACAAGCGTATCAGGCACGGGCAGCGTTAGCGGATTGACGCTATCGGGAACGGTAACTTCATCTGGCTCAATCACCCTTGGCGGCACACTTGCGCTGACATCTGGCGACATCACGGGCGGCTTGGGTTACACGCCAGCAGGCGCAGGGGCAAACTCTGACATTATATCGCTGACGGGCATCACAGGCGGCATATCATCGCCTGACTTCATCCAGTTTGACACGGCAGCAACGGTCACACCCGCAACTGGTCGCTTGTTCTTTAACACTGGTGAAGGTGGTTTGGCTTACACGCTGCTTGGCGGAAATGTCATTCAAGAAGTCGGTCAATCGCAGCAAGTGCTGGTATATAACGGCACAGGCGCAACACTGACCAAAGGCCAAGTGGTTTACAGCAACGGCGCACAGGGACAGCGTCCTACTGTTGCACTGGCACTGGCAACGGGTGACGCAACATCCGCACGCACGCTTGGCATGGTCGCAGAAACCATTGCTGACGGCGCAGAGGGTTGGGTAACTACCCTTGGCATCATTGAAAACATCAACACAGCCGCATTCACGGCTGGCGCACAGCTTTATCTATCTGGAACTACGGCTGGTGGATTAACTTCAACAAAGCCTTATGCGCCAATTCACATGGTCTATGTTGCACGCTGCATCAAAAGCCATGCCACCGCTGGTCGCCTATTCGTCACTGTGCAGAACGGTTACGAAATGGATGAGCTTCACAATGTGGCGGCTCAAACCCCATCAAACAATGATGGCCTGTTTTACAACACATCAACAAGCCTATGGGAAAACAAGTCGATTATCACGGCGCTTGGATACACGCCTTATGACGCATCAAACCCCGCTGGATACACAAACAACGTCGGCACTGTAACTTCGGTCGCAGCAGGAACTGGCTTAACTGGTGGCCCAATTACATCAAGCGGCACTATCTCACTGGCAAACACTGCGGTCACTGCGGGAAGCTATACCAACGCCAATATCACGGTTGATGAACAGGGAAGGATTACTGCTGCATCAAATGGAAGCGGTGGAAGCACTGCTGTTTCATATCCACAAAATATACAAAGCGGCAACTATACGCTCGTTTTGGCTGATGCTGGAAAGCACATCTATTCCGAAAATACTGGCGCACAGACCATTACAATGCCGACCAATGCGTCAGTTGCTTTTCCTATTGGGGCAATAATTACGATTGTTAATCAGGGAACAACTGCGATTACCCTGTCTGCTACTGGCGTATCAATTCGGAACAACGGAAGCAACACAACTCTAGCTGCTCCAATCATAGGCGTAGGTGTATCTTTGCAGCTTCTCAAAACTGCAACGAACTCTTGGAAAACAACCTTTGGTGTTATTACTAGTCAACCTGTAGCAGTCACTTATTTAGCAGTTGCTGGCGGCGGTGGTGGTGGTAGTGTTTCGGCATACGCTACAGGGCCTGGTGGTGGCGGCGCTGGTGGGCTTCTAACCTCGTCAATTAGCGTAGACAAAGGAGTTGCTCTTACTGTTTCCGTTGGCGCGGGTGGCGTTGCGGGTTCATCGGCAACACCTGCTTCCGGTGCAATAGGAGGCACTTCGTCTTTTGCAACCATTAGCACTACTGGCGGCGGCGGCGGCGGCGGCGGAACTACCGGAGCAGTTGCGGGTGGAGGCGGTGGCTCTGGCGGCGGCGGCACAAATACAGGCGGCGCTGGCGGTAGTCGCGTTGCTGGCCAAGGTAATATCGGCGGCACTGGTGTCAGTGCCAACATAACGGGTGCTGGCGGCGGCGGCGCTGGGGCCGCTGGTGGAAACACATCCGGCGTGAATGGTGGCGCAGGCGGTGTAGGTTTAGCGTCTTCAATCACAGGTTCATCCGTGTTTTATGCTGGCGGTGGCGGTGGTTCAGGTG